TTCTCGTCCGATCCCAGAGGCAAAGTCACGCTCTTGGGACACGATCAAGAATATTTTTCGAAATATGATCCTGGGCCGCAAAACACCATCTTTTCGATATGTGCTGCGTTCCAGGACATTACACTGGCGACAATCGATTACAGGTATCCCCTGTTCCTACCCCGTCAAATCAACGGAATAGGTCGAGCACCACCTGCATGGTCGGTTGTCTCATGGCTAAATATATTACGGAAGTGTAGAAGATGGCATGCCAAATACTACATAACCGTAATGCTGGATTATATAGTGGGATCAGAAGGCCTCACGGGTTACCGTGGAGCCCTCAAGGAGTCAAACCACTTCTCCAAGGAGATGATGGTCGAACTCTTTGAGATCCCGAAGGACGATCCTATAAGACGCTACATAGTCGTTCACTCCGATGAATGGAATGATTGGCCTGAAGGTGTCTTGCTAAAACTTGTATCTCTCGGTTATCTGATACGTGAGTCCCAGTTAACCAAGTTCTACCTATTTCAAGAGAGGCTCATGCTACTCGAACAGGACACAAAACGTGACCTGTTTGAGTGCATTAAAGCCGAGATGGTCAAGTACCCTGACTACGACTTCGAACAAACAGAAGAAGTGGTTAGGGAATTCGTCGATATGTATAGAGATCAGCCATTCCGACTTCACGTCGGAAAGAAAGAGAATCTATACGCAACACAAAGTGTAGAGAAGCTCATGGAGGGAAACCCTTTGGTGGTTTCTGACCATAAGTATCCTCTAATATCAAAATTTAAGAAGAGGCAACGCCCCGACACTCTATACGAGGAGCAGGGCTTGCTTCTATTCCAGTGGTTTATGGGAGCGTACACATCTCGGAAGCGCAATGTTCCTTATGATGTGATCCCTCCCACAGATATTCTTGAAGACGATCCAATCATCCTACAGCGGATTGCTGAGGGAGGATCAGACGTTTATGTTATAGCGACGGATGATAAGAAACTTATCCGGTTATTACGGAACCGTTTCCCATCCGAATTTATTATCCATATGCCAGTGGCGGTCTACCTTAGGACAAACACTGAGGTCCACCGTCAGGGGCAAGATTACGATGAGGAACTTGGAAAGAGATTTCGCTCGATCTATGGTCCTCTAGAACTACAGGTAATTTGCGATAAAGGATCAATTGAGTCCTATATGGCAAAATACCACCCGATGCCTGATTCCTCCGGGAGATTCTATCAAGTGATTGGAATCCCCTGGAGAAAAGATATTAAGGCTTCGAACTTGGAGAGGAAACCATTACATGGAATCCTCCCCAAGCCCGAACCCGAAAGTTTCGAACGAGCAAAGGTACCACGATGTCTATACGACAACACGGTACACAACGCTCTACTTAGATACTTTGGAGGTGCATCCCGACCGCAAGGTCGTTAGGATGCCCTCTGAGTAGGCCGAAAACTCAAAGAACTGCACACGGTGAGATTGATAAGATCGATCCGCGTGTGGTCGCTGCTCTAGAGAGTTTTTTTTGATAAACGGCCTTTGCTACTATGGTCGTTCTCTCGCACAAGTGTATCCCCCTCACTTCGAATTTGAAAAGCAACTCGAAGGGGCAGCGATCCACAAGTTATGATGGACAACCCGATGACGAGGAACAATCCTTTCGGATTATCCTCGGTTATCTGGTAGATGCAGTCCGTCTAGGAAGACCCGCAAGTGTCGACCTGGACTGGGACTATGATTACGAGTCCCTCTGGTCACCATTACTGGTTCACAGGGGACGAAAGATAGATGTGTTCCGGTGTTCTGAAGATCGATACATAGATCTTCTCGAATCCCGGACCTACTGGTATAAGAGGCTTCCTAAGGTCTGCCAGAAGAAGATCAAAAGATATTCGACTAGCAGATCGGGTCGCCGGCAGATCAAGAATATTCTCGACACCGCTGATGGTGTCTTGATTACTCTTATGCTAAGCTTTCCAGAATTATTCCTCGCAGAGGGCTACGCGCTCTCCGATAGGATTAATAATTCTGTCATCACGAATTGTATCTTCGGTTACGACAGGTTCCAAAAGAAACTGAAGTCACTGAGGAAATTAGTTAAGAGCTGTATGTTGAAGAAACAATCTATACCGATTGATTATTCATCATTACGCGATATGTCATATATGGTGAGACCTCTCCAAATATTCAATGAATATAAGGACAGGAGCTCAAAAGAGAAAATGTTTCGCACAGCTGTGTTCTCTCAGACCAGGGCAACCGGTCTGGCGGGGACACAGATGATGGAAGAGGCAGTCCAAGAATACCTTAACAACGTTACCGTTGAGAAGGCATTTGAACCTAATGATCTTCTAACCCGTTGTATCGAAGCTGTAACCGATAGGTTAGCGGCGGTAGATACGCCGGGGCGAAACCCGGAATTCAAAATTTCGATGTCGACTTCTGCCTGCAGGGAGTCGCCGCAACGAAATGAAGGTAAATTTGGTCTACTTAAGCATCTCGTGAGAGAAGCTCAGGTAAGGATTCCTCCCCTAAAGGATGGGATCCCAGGGACCCTAGGTAACTGGCTCTGGAAGGAATCTCTTGAGAGATTGCTAGCAGATCGAAATGAAGTGATGTCGTGTAACGTGTGTGCCGTCCGCGAAAACGGGAAGGCAAGAGTCGTAACGTCAGGATCCTTTTGGAAGGACGTGGCGCTACAGCCCTTTTCGCACATCACACTTCACCTAATCTCTGATTTTCCAAATCTGAGAAGCGGACTCAAAGCCGCAAGGCTTGGGTGGCGCTTCATCCAGAAATTAGAATATACACCGAATGATGAAGACGGGCTCAATTGGATTTTCTCCAAACGAACCCGGATCTTCTCTACTGATTGGAAACTGGCGACTGATGGACCGTCCCCCGCGCAAGCGTGGGCGGTCACCGGTCTCTTGTTGAAGAAGACAGGTCTCGACGCAGAATCTCTGATGTTAATCAAAGATTACTGGTTGGGACCGAAACGTCTGTACTATCGTGGTAAGCTCGTAGGGATCCAGGTTAACGGGATCCCCATGGGCGACCCACTTACAAAAACGAATTTGTCACTGGCCCATCCAATTTGCGACCTGTACGCATGTCTCAAGACATCCGCACTAAGCAAAGAGGAGGGGAACGGTGACGATACTGTCGCAGTGACCGACGAAGAGGAGTACGGTAAGTACCACTCCGAGGCGGCCACGATGTTAGGCTACCAATATTCGCCTGAAGACCATGTTACCACGGTCGACTGGGCGACATATTGTGAAGAATGGTTTCACATCCCCACATCGCACGTAAATACCTGCAAATGGGGAACGCGATTCCGAAACAGTTTATTGTTGCCATACCTGGACATACCTAAGGTAAGAACACTTATAGCAACTACACGAGATAGAATAAACTTCTCGTCCGATCCCAGAGGCAAAGTCACGCTCTTGGGACACGATCAAGAATATTTTTCGAAATATGATCCTGGGCCGCAAAACACCATCTTTTCGATATGTGCTGCGTTCCAGGACATTACA